CTGCTGCTAAATATTGGGATGGATTTGTTTCATCATGTCATACTGTTATACTTGACGATGTTGCGAATGAATATCCAGATTTGAAAGATTCTAAATCTTTAGATAATATTATTCAAGTTATGAATAATCAAGCTTTTTGTCCTGATCAAGCATCTTTAGAGTCTAAAGGTACTACTCCATTCAGAGGTAAATTAGTGATTGCTACCACTAATGTGAAAACTTTAAATGCTTATTCATATTTTTCTTGTCCATCTGCTGCTCAACGAAGATTTCCTTACATTATAACTCCAAAACCTAAGGAGGAGTTTAAAGATGAGCGTAAGATGTTATGCACTAAGAATATACCTGATGATGTAACTTATCCCGAGTTGTGGGATTTTGATATTGATATGGTTATTCCGGTTCCTGCTTCTCAAGGCCGACAATATGCTAAATTTGAAAAATTGCATACTAATATTGGTACTGTTGAATTGCTTCAATGGTTTGATAAAGCAATAAACGATTTCAATAAAGACCAAGAAAAAGTTTCCATGTGTATTGAGCGAATGGAAAAAGAAGAACTTTGTACATGTTGTATATTACCGACTTCATTATGTCGTATGACACCACAGGGTCTAACTACAAATTTGTTGACTGTTACTGTAGCTGGTTTAGTTATGTATCATTCTAATTTTATGTTTGTTAAAAGTATGTACGAGACGTATTCTAAAGTTAAGCAATGTAAACAAACTTTTGTAGAATATAAAGATGAAGCTATCAATAAAATTTGTGATCTTGGTACTAAAGAATTTTGGATAAATATGGGTGAAAAAGTCCAAACTTCTTTGGGTCACAAAGAGATATTGGTTGGACTTGCGGCTGCAACATTATTGATTATGGGTATGTATAGTGTTACTAAGCAGACCTTGATTCCTCAAGGTGATGTTTCAGCTAGTATTGGTTCAAAACCTGAACCTGAGGAAAATGGTAGAGAAAATGTTTGGTATAATAATACTATGGAATTATCTAGTGCTCACTTTTCTAGAGAAAGTGCATCCTCTAAAAGCACGTCATTTGAAGATTTTTGTTCTAAAATCTCAAATAATGTTGTAAGTATAACCACTTCGTTGAAAGGTACAACTAAAGGAAGAGTTGGTAAACTTTTATGTTTAGGTGGTCATATCTATATTACAAATAATCATAATATACCTGATTGTTCTGGAGGCGTATCTTGTAAGTTATTCGAAACTACGAAATTAGGTATTAATTCCAATATTCAAATTATTTTATCTGAGAGTGATATTCACCGTGTCCCAGAAAAAGATATTGCATTTGTGATTATTCGAGAAATGCCACCTAAACGTAAAATTGTACAATATTTTTTAAAAGAAACTGAAAAAGGAGTTTTTAATGGTTCATATGTTTCTAAATCCGTAGGAGGTGAATGTATTAACTATAATTTAAAGAATATTCAATTGATGGATGAAAAATTGTATAAATTTAATGATCCTCAAATTAATGCCAAAATCAGATGTTGGAAAGGTATTAGTTCTACTGAAACTCAATACGGGGATTGTGGTGCACCTATGATTGTGGAAAGCGATTTTGGTTATTCAATCCTAGGTATTCATTTTTTAATTAACACTGAGTTGACTAATGAGATCTATGCAAATAGTATTGATGGAAAGTTTATTGAACAGGTTTATGAAAAATTGTTACCTTTCAATATCCAATCTGGGTGTTTTGATCTTATAAGTTCTGACTCTATTAAGAGACCAGTATTAGATTTACACAAAAAATCTGTGTTTCGATATATTAATGATGGAAGTGCGGAAATATATGGATCTTTTGCAGATTTTCGTGGTAAATCTAAGTCTAGAGTAGTTGATACTCCCATGAGTAAGAAATTACCTGTAGAATATAAGAAAAAATTTACTGCGCCAGAAATGGTATCTTATGAGCCATGGAGAATTGCTGCATTAGATATATTACAACCAGTTCAAATGAATACAGAAATTTTAAATGAGTGTATTAATGGTTATATATGTGATGTTAACAAAAAGATTAATCCAAGTAATATTAAAGATATGTTGATGGTTTTAGATGATTTTACTGCATTAAATGGTG